TCGTTTTTGATGGCAATATTTATCACACAGGTCTATTGCCTCAAACAAGCAAAGTTAGATTGGTACTAAACTTCAACTTCATGGTAGTATCTAATGATGCGGTGAATGATGTGTTCGTTTCACCTGCCACCGAAGTAGCCGAACCGCTACCAGAGTAGAAAGAGATCGAGATGCCGAGCCTGACCACACAACAGAAGGCCGCAGTCGCCTCCTATCTGAGGAGCGTCATCGGAGCAGTCGCCGCAGTTCTCGCCACAGGGAACAGCGAGCCGGAGGATCTGCTGAAGGCTGCGCTCGCCGCGATCCTCCCTCCGCTCATGCGATGGGCCAACCCGAGGGATAAAGCGTTCGGCAGAGGCTCCTCGGATGACTGCTGCTAAGACTCCTCGCAGGTACACGGGGCTTCTCGATGGCATCGCCTCGGGGGCTCGCCCGGGGCTGCTGGAGTTCGTGCGCCAGATCGAGGCTCGGACTGATCGCGCCCTCTGGAATAATGGAACCTTCGCTAACAGGAGAGCCCGAGGCAAAGAGAGTCTGAGCGTTCATGCCACAGGCAGGGCCGTAGATCTCTCCTATCGCTGGATGAGGGATGGCAGGGGGCAGCCCGATGGGATCAAGGTCGCTCGCGAATGGATGCGGCTGCTGACCTCCCGGGCTGATGCCTTCGGCCTAGAGGCCATACTCGACTACCAGCCTGCCCCCTATGGGAGGGGATGGCGATGCGATAGAGGCTCATGGCAGCGATACACGAAGCCGACCATCTCAGGGGCTCCGGGCGGCGATTGGATCCACATTGAACTCTCGCCCTCGATGAGCGATGACCCCGAGGCCATGAAGGCCGCCTTCAACTCCCTGCAGGTTGCGTGATGGATCAGGGGCTCGCCGCAGTCATCGTGGGGCTCCTCACGGCAGTCGGGGGCATCATCGTGGCCCTCATCCAGAGAGCCCGGAAGGAGAATCGGGATGACCACGCCATCGTTTCCCAGCAGATCGCTTATGTGTTCAGGTCGCTGACTCGGGTTGAGGATCTCATGCACGGTCACATACGATGGCATAAGGAGGCAGAGCGTGAGCAGACTGAGCGAGCAGATCAAGGAGCAGGCGGCGACCTCTCGGCGTAGGCACGGGATTGATGCGGCCCTAGAGCAACTGCCTGAGGGAGAGCGAGCAGATCTCATCTCTGCCATCCTCGATCCCTCTATTCCTTTGCAGGCCATCTCCGAGGTGATGCGGCAGAGAGGCATCAGACTCTCGACACATTCGATCAGGCGAGCCCGGAGAGGCGAACTGATCTGTGACTCTTAGGAAGGAGATAGAGGAGCAGGGCCAGATTTCCTCGGCGGCATCTCTCGTTCAGGTTCGCCGTGAGAGAGACTCCGCCGTGAAGGAGGTCGCTCGCCTCCGGGCGGCTCTGGAGACCTCCGAGCGAGCCCTCTCCCTAGTCTCTGCAGCCGAAGGGGCCGAGTTGCAGCCGCCTCGATGGATGAGCCCCGGCAAGCCGAGAACCTCGGCGGCGACCCTCGTGGTGATGCTCTCTGATACTCACTTTGACGAAGTTGTGAAACCTGAGGAGATGGAGGGCCTCAACGCCTACAATCGAGAGATCGCCGTGATCAGGCTGGAGCGATGGGCGCAGAATGTGGTGAAACTCGCTCGGCATTATCTCGCCGGGGTCAGGTATGACGGGATCATCCTGCTGCTCGGGGGAGACATATTCTCGGGCGACATTCACGAGGAACTGAAGGAGACCAATGCAGACACGATGCTCGGATCTCTCCTGTTCTGGAGCGAGCAGGTCGCCGCTGCCGTAGGGCTCCTCGCAGGCGAGTTCGGTAAGGTTCATGTGGCCTCTGTTGTCGGGAATCACGGCAGGATGAGCAGGAAGCCCCGGGCGAAACAGAGGGTGCGCACGAACTTCGATTGGCTGCTCTCAAAGATGGTGGAACGCCACTTCTCGGGAGATGCCCGAGTCTCGTTCCAGATACCCGAGTCTGCAGACTGCCTCATCTCGATCTACGAGCATCATCATCTCCTAACTCATGGCGATCAGGTCAATGGCGGAGGAGGCATCGGCGGCATTTACCCTCCGATCATGCGGCTCCGGGCGAGGAAGGCTCAGCATCATCTCGCCATCGGCTCGCAGTTCTCAACGCTGTGGCTCGGGCATTGGCATCAGTATCTCTCGACTCCCTCTCTCATCATCAACGGCTCGCTGAAGGGATACGACGAATACGCAAAGGTGAGCAACTTCGGGTTTGAGCCGCCTCAGCAGGCTCTCGCGATAGTGACCCCGGAGCGAGGTCTGACGGTGCAGGCCCCCGTGTTCTGCGCTGACCCTAAGAGGGAGAAATGGTGAGCGACCTGCCAGCGGTCATCGTGGAGTGGGATGATACCCACTCGGATTCCGGCACATGGATCTCTGCGGATGAGATAGAGCAGGGGCCGTGTCGAGTGGTCAGCATCGGCATCCTCCTCCCGAGCGCGAAACCTGATCATGTGGTGGTGGCGCAGTCAGTCCACAGCCTCGGGCTGGATGACTATGAGCCGCAGTATGACTCGATCCTCTGCATCCCTGTAGGCATGGTGAGAGGGATGAGGGTAGTATCGCAGTCGGGTGCAGCCCCCCTGTTCCGCTGCGCTCCCTCGGAGCAGGAGTGAGTCCTCCCTTCCTCGCCTGCTCCGAGTGAGGGGGCTCTCAGTTGTCGGGGAACGCCTCGGGCCAGACTGAGCGGAGGATGCGGATGCTCTCATGCACCTGCGAGCATCTCTGACGCACATCGTTGAGATCGAACTCCATAAGGGCGGCCTCATCCTCATCAGCGAGGCAGATCACTACCTCTATGTCGTGGGCAGTCTGCTCCTGTTTCTCCAGATAGTCGCCTAGAGCGGTGAGGATGATGGTCATCTGCTCGGAGGTCAGTCTCGGAGCCTTGCGTTTCATTCCTGCTCTCGCAGTCTGCGCACGATGCGCTGGAGTTTGCGGAACGCTGGGCAGTCGAGGTCAGCAACCACGATGTTCTCCCATCGCTCCAGATAGTCCACGAACTGTTCCCAATCCACCCGTTCATCAGGATCCGGGCAGAGGTCATCGGTCAGATCGCTGATGGCTGGGAGCATCTCATCGGTGAGGTCTGCGGCCTCTCGGATGATGATGGGAGAGAGAGGTCTCTCCCTCAGGGCTCCCTCGGGCTTTGGCTGGAGTCGGGCGAGTCTCTCCGCCCACGCCCTCTCAGCCTCCGCCTTCTGGCGCAGGAAGGTGGCGTTCGCTCCAGCCATCTCCTCAGGCGAGATGTTGATGCCCATCAGAGGTCTGCCTCGCCTCGGCACTCGTAGGTGCGACCCTCGGACTTGCGGAACAGGCGAGGGTTCGCCCTCACCGTGTCTCGGGCGATGCTCTGCGAGACTCCTGCCATCTCAGCGAGTTCTTTCACCGTCACCATGACTGCGAAGTTCTCTCGGGCGTACCGGATGATGGTCTCTCTGCCTGCATCCCGAGCCTGACTCTCCCAGCCCTCGGAGATGCGAGCCCCTGCGAGGATCTCTCTGCGAGTCTCGATGGGTACCATCCTGCGGATGCGCCCGGGAACCTTCGCTATGTAGCGAGGAGCCCCGTGCTGCTCCACCGCCTCCCTGAGCAGAGCCTCGGCCTGCTCGGGGGTCGTTATCTCCTTCGTATCCATTCTCAGTCTCCCTCTGATTCGGGCAGGCGGCTGCCTGCTCCTATTAGAAGCATAGCAAGGCAAGTCAAATCGGGGTCTTTGACTTCGGGCAGGTCGCTCCCTATCATTCAAGGCATCGGGCATCCGCCCGACCAACAACAGAGGGAGACATGAGATGAGAATCAACACACAACTGCGGAGGGATGCAGACCTCGCCCGAGATCTCTCCATCATCCTGAGAGACACTCTCGGATTCGGAGCAGAACTAGAGGTCTGGGAGACGGGAGGCGGCTGCACCGCTGGGAGACTGCAACTCAACTTTGAGCGATACCTGCTCATCACGAGCGACGAACTAGAGATGCCGGCTCCGAACGAAACGGTCACAGTCGGATGGTATGCCGATGATGAGACTGCCGAGGCATACTGCCTCCTGCAGTTTGCGAACTGGGATGCTCTCTGCGACTTCGCCAGATGGGCTCGCACGATGTTCACATGGGGCGACTTCAGGTGCGGAACGATGGAGAAGGCTCTCCTGTTCGCTGATGAGGTCATCGAGTTGAACCCTGAGTTCCTCTGATGAGAGTCTCCTATCGCATCCAGACTCGGAGAGCGTTCCGCAGTCATTGGGAGACTCGGTTCTCCGTTGAGAACGAGGCTCAGGCGCATCTCCTCTATGAGGGGATAAACATCGGCCTCGGATGGCAGAAGCGGCTCACGCGAAACGGCGAGGAGATACGGCGGTCAGAGTCCTGATCGAAACTGTGCGACACCCCTCCGCCATGATGGGAGTCACCTATCACAAGGAGGGATGAATAATGCACATCGTTAGAAAGCCTGAGCATGGCTCGGAGGAGTGGCTGCGTTTGCGATGGAGAGACTCGTCGGGGCGTTGCGTGTTCGGCGCATCGGAGGCGGCCTCGCTGATGGGGCAGAGCCCCTATGTGAGCCGAGGCGACCTGTTCGCCTCTAAACGGAGCGAGCCGATGATCTCGGAGCAGACTGAGGCGTTCCGCCGAGGTCATGTTCTGGAGCCTGCGCTCCTCGCTGAGGCTGGGCGCATCCTCGGAGCAGAGGTCTCAACCCCGGGCGTTATGTATCGGGATGGGCGATGGATCGCGACACTCGATGGCATCGTTGGCTCGCCTGAGAAGCCAGAGGTCATCGTGGAGGCCAAGACAACCACTCGGTACTCGATCAGAGATGCCGAGGATCTCCCTGCCGAGTGGCTCTGGCAGACATGGGTTCAGGGCTCGCTCCTCGGCGCAGAGGTCTTCATCATGGCTTTAGATCGAGACCAACGGCTCTCGCTTACGAAGGTGCCGAGCAACCCTCAGGCGTGGGAGGCCCTGCTGACTGAGGCGGAGAGACTCGGCTCCTCCGTAGATGAGGGTCATCCCCTCGCCCCCGATGAGTTCAACTATGAGCAGATTACCGACCTGTGGAGGGCAACGCCCCGAGTCGCTGAGTTGCCGAACGAGGCGGCTCAGTGGCTCCATGTTCTAGTTGATGCGAGAGACCTGAAGGCGCAGGCAGAGACTCAGGAGAAACAGGCGAAGGATGCGCTCGCCCGGATGCTGCTGGATGCGGAGGTCGGAGTGCTGAACGGTCAGCAGGTCATCACATGGAAGGAGCAGGCTGGGAGAGCCTCGCTCGATGAGTCTCGGCTGCGGCAGGATCATCCTGATCTCTGCTCGGCGTATGAGAAACCGGGAAGGCCGTATCGCGTGATGCGAGTCTCCTCGGGCAAACCCACTAGGTCACGCAAGAAGGAGCAGTCATGAGTTTCAGTATGGAGGGGTATGTGGATGTGGCGGAGCGCATCCGCAGGTTCAAGGCGGCGTATCCGAACGGATGCCTCCGACCTTTCAACCCGAGCGAGCCGTTCCGCATCATGGAGATCGGAGGCCGCGAGTTCATCGTTTACACCGCTGCGGCGTTCCGCTCGCCCGATGACCCCTGCCCGGGAATCGCCGTTGCGGCGGAGCCTGCAGTTGGTCAGACCTCATTTACCAAGATGAGCGAGGTCATGAATGCAGAGACCTCGGCGTGGGGCAGGGCCATCGTGGCAGTCCTAGCGGCAGACTCCCAGCGCATCGCCTCAGCCGAGGAGGTTCGCAACCGACAGATCGAGACCCCGAGAGAGGTCTCAGGAGCCCCCATCACTCCTATCGCATCGCCCGAGCGAAAGCCATCCGGGCGAGAAGCGGCAGGAGCCTCAGATCGAGTCTCCGACAAACAGTTAGGGCTCCTCAACAAACTGATCAGGGAGCGAGGCATTGAGGATGCCCTCGCCCTCGCCTCGGTGCAGGCCGATAAGGAGATCACCTCTCTGGCGCAGTTGAGCAAGAAGGAGGCGAGCGGTCTGATCTCCACGATTATGACCCTGCCTGCCGATGGTCAGCCCGAGACTGCACAGGATGAGGAGCCGTTCTGATGCAGGGCCAACTGTTCAGCCCCTCCTTCGGGCTCGGGGGCTCAGCCGAGAAGCCGAATCTGGAGTTGATCAGAGAGCCTCGGACTCTCGCCCGGGGCTCTGACCCTGAGACCTCTCGGCAGGCTGCGGCTGCAGCCGAACGCAGGAACCCATCTCAGCGAGACCGACTGCTCAGGGCCTACATGATTGCTGGGGATCGAGGTCTGACTGATGAGGAGGCTGGAGTCTCCGCAGGTCTCTCCGGGTCGGGGTATTGGAAGCGATGCTCCGACCTGAGGAATCTCGGCCTGATTGTTCCGCTCGGCCCTCTGAGGGAGGTCTCCTCGGGGCTGATGGCACAGGTTTGCGTAATAACGCCCGAGGGATGGCGGCGTGTTGATGAGTTGAGCCGCCGTGCCGGATAGGGGCGATTGGCGAGAGAGAGCAGCCTGCCGAGGGAAACCCTCGGAACTGTTCTTCCCTCCGAAGCCGCTGATTGCCGCCAACTATCGGATCGCGAGAGAAATCTGCGAGGGCTGCGAGGTCAGGGAGCAGTGCCTCGCTCTGGCGATGCGGCTCGATGCGATGGATGACCGATGGGGAATGTTCGGAGGTCTGACTCCATCGGAGAGGAGGAGACTGCGCTCAGATCAGGCGTGGAGGTACGCTCTAGGTGATGGAGCAGCAGGGCCGCAAAGGCGAGTGCGAGGGGAACCGTGAGCGATGCAAGGAGGAGGGATGCCCTCGCTTCGGAACGCTCGGGAGACCCGGGCGAGATGGCAAGCGCAGGATCAAAGGCTGCGGAGATCCCGTGGCGAGAGGCAAACGGAACAGGGCGAAGGGCGATGCGAAGGCCCGGAGGGCTCGCAAGAGGCTCGGGATCGCTGGGGCGAACAGTCGCCATGAGGAACTATGGGGAGGGGCTCTGCGGCTGGAGGTCAAATCTGGGGCGCAGGTCGCTCCCATCGCCACCCGTTTCCGGGCGGCTGAGCAGCAGAGCAACGCATCTCGATCTCTCGGAGATGTGCGGCCCTTCGTGTTTGTGGCGATGCCGGATGGGGAGAGCGATGGGCTCGCGATCATGCGGCTCTCAGACTTCGCAGACCTCATCCTCCTGTTGGCAGACTCCGCACCCTGACGCTAGACAAGAGGCCTCAGATGGATGAGAGGCTCGGGGTCGTTTCGCTGTTCTCGGGAGTCGGAGGGATGGAACTCGGATTAGAGCGAGCAGGGATGCGCTCGGTGTATCAATGCGAGATAGACAAGAACTGCAGAGGAGTTCTGGAGCGTCATTGGCCCGGGCTCCCTCGATGGGATGATGTGCAGACTCTCACAGGCCGTGAGATCATGTCTCGGGTAGATCGCGCCGATGTTGTGGCGTGGGGATCTCCATGCCAAGATCTCTCGTTCGCAGGCAAGAGGGCAGGTCTCTCGGGAGAGCGGTCATCGCTGTTCCACGAGGGTATGAGAGTCATCAGAGAAATCCGAGAGGAGACAAACAATGAGTATCCAAGAATCTCTATTTGGGAGAATGTGGCAGGAGCCCTCTCCTCCAACAAAGGGGCTGACTTCGGGGCAGTCCTCGACTCGATGGCTGAAGCAGGGGCGGTGGTCATCGAGTGGCGGATGCTGGATGCACAATACTTCGGAATCCCCCAACGGCGTAGAAGAGTGTTCGTCGTCGCTGTCTTCGATCCTGCAGCCGCAGCAGGATGTGCCGATCCGCTACTATCTCTCAGCGAAGGCCTGCGAGGGCATCCTGCGGAGGGCGGATCGCAGAGGGAAGGTTCTCCCGGAGAGACTGCGCCGAGCCCTAGAGGCAGGAATGAGGAGGGCGTGACCATCAACCTAGGGCCTCCAGCGGTCACGGTGCCGATCAACACCGCTCGCCCAACAGGCTCATCGGTCATCGGCTCGGAGATAGTCGCCAACCTCAACGCATCAGACTACAAATGGCCCCAGAATCAGCAACTCGATGAGAACAAGTTCGTCGTGTTTGAGAACTCGTATCGCGATGCTGCTCGGATCGCTGATGGAGTCACCAACACGCTCTCCGCCAAGATGGGAACAGGAGGCAACAACACTCCTATCGTCGCCTATGCGCTACAGGGCAACATGATCGGGCGACAAGACCACAACGGGCCGAGAGGTCGAGGGCATGGAGAGGATGGCGATCCGATGTTCACGCTCACCTCTACTGATGTTCATGCGGTGGCGTTCTTGCCCGGGGCGATGGTCAGACAAGGGCTCCAGCCATACGAGGAGTTCGCTCCTCCTCTGCGAGCCGAGGATCATAACGGCGACAACGCCACTCACATTCAGCAGGCTGGGCTCATGGTGCGGAGACTGATGCCGATCGAGTGTGAACGGCTGATGGGATGGCCTGATGAGTGGACTCGCTGGAGAGCCGATGGCAAAGAGCAGGCAGACACCGTGCGCTACAAACAGTGCGGCAACGGCGTAGCCTCCCCTGTGACTGAGTGGCTCGGCGGCATACTTGTTCGCCTGCTGGGAGGAGCCCGAGAGTGAGCGTCAGGTGGATCGGGAGGGTCTGGGAGTCATCGCCCTATCAGGGAGACCGACTCCTCCTGCATCTGGCTCTCGCTGACTATGCCAACGAGGAGGGAGAGTGCTGGCCCTCGCAACGCACCCTCGCCCGGAAGGCTCGATGCTCCGAGCGGTGGGTCAGGGAGGCCATCAGCAGCATGATCGCGGATGGCTGGGTTCAGATAGTGGAGCAGACCCTTGGCAGGGGAGGCAGAACGCTCTATCGGCTGAAAGCGGAAGCCACATCCTCTTTAGAGGAGAAAGGAGGAACTCCAGAGCAGGTAAAGAGGAACTCTGGCGCATCCGCTCCTCTTATTAACCGTCAAGAACCGTCACTCTCAGTGAGCGACTTCGATCAGTTCTGGCAGGCCTATCCCCGGAAGGTCGCCAAGGGGGCGGCCCATCGGGCGTGGACTATGCTTTGTAAGAGAGCCGATGCGCCCCCCATCGGGGAGATCCTGAGCGCAGTCAAACGGTACACAGCAGCAACAGCAGACCCGAGATACCTATGCCATCCGGCGACATGGATTCGGGCAGAGAGATGGAGCGATGAGATCGCAGCAACCGAGCAGCCGCAGACCCGAGCCCAGCCGAGCCGATTCCGCCATGCCGAGTCGCTCGCCGCAGGGCTCCGAGCGTCAGGCAGGAGCCGAGCGGAGGTGGAGGAAGCCCTTCAGGGCAGGCCGCCTGAGGAGATCGCGGCTGGGCTCGCCATCTTTGATCAGCCTTAGTGCAGCCCTCTGCCTCATCCTCCTCGGCGTGATGCGCTCCGCTGCTGCAGCCCCGGGCGTTCCCATCTCAGAGATCGAGACTCCGAGGAGCATCCCCATCTCATCCCCAGCCATCCCCAGCCCGACCACGACCCAGCCGCCTGCCCCAGCCGATGCGCTCTGCCCCGAATGGTGGGCTGCAGCCAGAGCCGAGGGCTGGGCGGAGGAGCATCTCGCCTCACTCGATCTCGCTCTCTGGCGAGAGAGCCGATGCGATCCCCAGCAGCACAACGCCTCGGATCCGGGCTCGGGCTCCTACGGTCTGCTCCAGATCAACTCGTTCTGGTGCGAGCCCTCCCGTTATTGGCCTGAGGGATACCTGCAGGCGCACGGCATTCTCGGCTCCTGCTCAGACCTCTATCTCCCCGAGACTGCGCTCAGGGCTGGGCTCGCCATCTACGCCTATGCGGAGGAGAACTCCGCCTGCGGCTGGGAGCCGTGGGCAACGATCACCTGCCCCTAACGGAGCGGATGACTGATGCGGAGAGCCGCCGAGTTCCGATACTGAGCGACCACCTCTGCCCGGAGTCCGAGGCGGTGGATGGCATCGAGTGCCTCATCCAGCCATGCCCGATGCCCATCCCACGAAACTCGCAGGCGATAGGTCTCCCCGATGCTGGAGCCTCTGCCGAGGATGGTGATGCCTGCCGTTGCCTCTAGGGCTCGGCGTACCGCAGTCGGGCTCACTCGCCCGGATTTGGTGACTCGGCTCATTGGTCGGCCTCCGCATACTCCAGCCATCCCGAGTCGTTGCCCTCGGGGTCAGACATGACTAGAGCCCACGAGCCATCGGTGAACTCGATCATTGTGCTGGGCAGGCTCGCCCGAGGGAGCCATGCCAGAGCCTCGGACTCCTCGGGGCGGAGACTGCGAACATTTGCCACCGTCTTGCCGATGATGGCTGAGGCATAGTGCCTCTTGCGAGCGGAGCGGCTCATCCCTCCTCCTCCTCATCCTCATCATCGGACTCGGCGTAGGTATTGCAGTCATCCCAGAGATTCTTTGTGCCGTACTCATCGCCATCCCCGAGAGCGAGGAACACCGTGGCGGTCTCCTCCTCTTTATCTATCAGGGTGGTGACTGCCTCTAGGTCGGTGATCAGAGGCCACCGAGGCTGGAACGCCCCTCTGACCTCGATCTCTCCATGCTCCTCCTGAATCTCAGTCAGGCGGTCTATCAACTCTCCGATTCTCATTGCATTTCTCCCTCTGTTGTAGTCGGGCGGATGCCCGATGCCTTCAAGATAGGGGGATCGCGCTGGGAAGGCAAATCGGCTCAGGAGGGGGGGGGAGGGGGGGGCGGCCCCCCCCGGGCGCAGGCAGGGGGGCGATTTGCATTCCGCAGACCCCCTCCCTATTGTGAAGCCATCGCCTCCATCGGGGAGGCGCACAACAGAGGGAGAGAAGAAATGGCAACGAAGGCAACGCATGAGGTCTCACGAGACCTCTCAGCGAAAGTCACGGCGGAGATCGCAGAGGCGGCGAGAGCCATCCTGCAGAAGCACGGACTAGAGATGGCACCAACTCGATCAAAGTACGGTGCGGAGTATCAACTGACCCTGAAGGCCTCGCCCCTGCGGCTCGGCAAGAACGGCGTGAACCTCGCCTCTATGGAGGCTCAGGAATGGCAGGTCTATGCAACCTCCATGTACGGTCTGACTGCGGAGCAGGCGCAGGATGCGCTCGGGGAGATCATCACCTCCTCCTATGTGAACGGCGACCTCATCCTCATCGGGTTCAACGGCAGGAAGCGCAGGAATCCGGTCATCGGTAAGAGCCTCGCCAACGGCAACACCTACTATCTGAGCGAGAACTGCCTCAGCAGGTTCGGCATCAAGCCTCTCCGAGGGATGTACGCCTGATGGCTCTCCGCTCCTATCCCTGCTCCTACTGCGAGCAGACCTTCCCATCACCGCAGGCTCATCTCCATCATCTCGGAGAGGAGCATCGCTCCATCATCCAGAAGGCAGGCAGAGTGCCGAGGGAGCAGATGCTCCGCCGTTCCTGTTTCTGTTGGTCATGCGCCTCCGAGATAGCAGTCGGAGAGAGGCTCTGCTCATGCGGAGCAGTCTCCCCAGCGTTCCGAGGCAAGCCATGAGGGCCTACATCGAGTGCCTCGGTTGCCGCAACGAGGGGAGGATGCACGGCAGGTGGCTCTCTCTGGAGCAGATAGAGGAGGAGACCGACCTCATCTCGGACTCGGAGGCGACTCCGCCCGGGAACTCGATCTACGGTGGTATCGCCACGATGGAGCCCTATCCCAACGGAGGGAGACTCGCCCCCCGATGCACCAAATGCTTCGGGGATGAGTTTGAGGTCTCCGACTCCGAGGGCATCCCAGCAGCCTCCAGCATCAGCATCCGCGATCTCTATGAGAACGCCGAACTGCTCCGCTCCCTAGAGGAGGATGACTATCTCTGCGAGCGCATCACGGCAGTCTGCGCCAACTTTCACTATCCGCTCTCCTCTCTGGAGGAGGCCATCGCCTACGATGAGGATCACTATCGAGGTCATCACGACTCGGTAGGGGATTTCGCCTTCTCCTATCTGGAGGATTGCACTCCCCATCATCTGCAGGAGGAGACTCTGCTCGGCAGACCTCTGCTGGATTGGCTGGATGGCGATGAGGTCTGGCGGTACACTCTGCAGTACGAGCATTGGCACGAGAGCAACAGCGAGGGGGTTCATGTATGGGCGAACTGACTGTTCCGGGCATACCGCAGGAGACCGATGGCAGGTTCTATCGGATGACCATCACCATCCTCGCTCTGGATGCCCCCGATGACCCCGAGTATGACCCCACTCCGCTGATCGAGGTCAGCCGCATCGGAGCCGAGGTCATCGGATGGCAGGTTGAGGAACTGTTCCTGATGGAGCCCGTTTGCCCCGACTGCGCCGAAGATGCCTCTGCGAGGGATGCCGTGCTGCAGGCGATGGATGCCATCGTGCAGCAGGAACTCGGAGAGGGATGGAGTCTGGAAGCGCACATGGAGCGCAAGGCCGCCCTGCTCCGTATCGTAGATGGGGAGGAGAGATGAGAGTCGTTGATCCCGAGCGTTGGGGCAACACCAAACTTGCGGTGTTCTTCATCGGTCTGCTCATCATCATCGCAGGCATCGGAGGGCTGGAGAGCAACGACCCGACAGAGCCCCTCCTGCCGTTTCCGGGTCTGTTCTTCATAGGCGTTCTGATCTGCCTGATCACAGGAACCCATCTCGGGCCTCCTAAACGCTGACGCTCTCTGCCTGCACGGGTTCCGCAGTGTAGGCTCGGAGGCTCCCCTCGGTCTGCCCTGACTCCCTCTGTGGCAGGCCGAGGGTGAGTCCTATCCTCGGGGAGATGATGAGAACAGCAGACCTGATCAACGCCGTTTATTTCTTGCGCCGAGTTGTCGCAGGTAAACTCGATGAGGAGCGACTCATCCAGACAGTCGCCGCCCTAGAGGCTGAGATCAGGAGGCGTAAGAGTGACCGGGAGCCCCGATGATTTGCACTACCATAGAGCCGTGGCCCAAGAACAGGGGATTCATGCCGAGGCTCTGCGGATGGAGCGCGACGAACTAGCGCAGAGAGTCTCGGAACTATCGGCTGCTCTGGAGTTGCTCCGAGAGAAGGCGGAGATCGCGGAGGATGCAGCCGCATCTCTCCTCGCAGAACTCGATCATGCGAAACGGCAGAACTCAACGCTCCGGGCGCAGATCCAACGCATCAGAGAGACCTTCGACTCCTGATGGCTCGCATCATCTCAACGGAGCAGGTCGCTCTCAGCAGCATCTCTCCGCATCCCCGGAATGTTCGGCAGGGAGATGTTGGCGCGATCTCTCGCAGCCTCAAAGCGCACGGTCAGTATCGCCCGATAGTCGTGCAAGCCGGAACCGAACTCATCATCGCAGGCAACCACACCTACAAAGCGGCAAAGGCCCTCGGATGGAGCGAGATCATGGCGACTCTCGTGGAGTGCGATGATGATGAGGCCCTCCGCATCCTGCTCGCAGACAACAAGAGTTCCGACCTCGCCGCCTACGACGAATCGCAGTTAGCAGAACTGCTCCGGGAGATCGCAGCAACCTCCGCTGGGCTGGAGGGAACTCTCTACGATGGCGATGACCTCGATCAGATAATCCACGACATAAACGCAGAAGCCACCGATGGGATGGCAGACAGTCTCTCAACAGGAAACATCATCGCACGGTTCGGCATCGCTCCGTTCTCCCTGCTGGATTGCCGCCGAGGCTGGTGGCGAGAACGGCGCAAGCGATGGCTCGATCTCGGCATCCTCTCAGAGGTCGGGAGAGATGGGAACCTGCTGCAGATCTCCGACATGATCGCAGAGAAACAGGGCTTCGCAGTTCTCGGGGCCGAGGGCCGAGACAAGAATCTCCTACTGCCCAACAGCGCGATCTATCGCAACAAGAACCCGGAGACTCCGCAGTACACAGGAACCTCGGTCTTCGATCCTGTTCTCTGCGAGATTGCCTACAGGTGGTTCGCCCCGGCAGGCGGCCTCATCCTCGACCCTTTCGCAGGCGGCTCGGTGAGAGGCATCGTGGCCTCACAACTCGGGATGCATTACCGAGGGATCGAGTTGCGCCCGGAGCAGGTCGCAGCGAACCGTGAGCAGTTGGCGACCATCGGCTCCGGCTCAGGCTCAGCGGAGTGGACTCAGGGAGACTCTGCCGAGGTGCTGCAAACGCAGAACGCAGAGGATGGCGGCGAGGAGTTCGATCTCCTGTTCTCCTGCCCTCCGTACCACTCGCTGGAGGTTTACAGCGACCTCCCCGGCGATCTCTCCAACATCAAGGACTACGAGGACTTTCTAGAAATCTACGAGCAGATTATCATCGCATCCTCGGCCCGACTGAAACAGAACAGGTTCGCAGTCTGGGTAATCTCCGAGATCAGGGATGGCGATGGAAACTACCGCAACTTCGTGGGCGACACCATCGCAGCATTCGAGGAGGCAGGTCTCTGCTACTACAACGAGGCCATCTACATCCAGCAGGCAGGCTCATGGCCTCTCCGCATCGGGCGAGTCTTCGGCGGCTCCCGTAAGATCGCCAGACTGCATCAGAATGTTCTCGTGTTCGCCAAAGGCGACCCGTTCGCCGCAGCATCCGAGTTCGGAGAACCTGAGTGGGGCTTCGACAACGAACCCCAGATGCTCGCAGAGGAGCCGACCTGATGAAGCCGTGGCAGCACGGCTTCGCTCTCGATGAACTGAAATCGCTCCGGCAACTGTTCGCCAGATACGAGCCCTACTCGTTTGGCAGATTCGCAATCCCAGATGAGGCGCAGATCGCGCTCGCCCTCCATCAGCAGGAGGCGGCCCTGCTCTACGCCGATGGCAAACCTGCAGGGCTGATGATCGGCAAAGTCGCCCAGAGAGACTCCATCCGCAAAGACTTCGTGGGCCGAGGGTTCCGGGTCAAACAGGGCGACTTCTGCATTGACCACCTCACCTATGTCGGAGACCTCCCTCCCTCCATCATTCAGGAGTATCTCCTGATCTACGCAGGGAACCGCTCTATCTGGGCGACCATCCACGCCGAGGATCGAGCCCGGATCAGACTCATGGAGCATCTCGGCTTCGCCGTTGTCGGATCAAAGATTGCGGCAGGCTCCGAGATTTACTCCATCCTGCTCCGCTCCAATAGGCCAGCCATCCGCCTCCCCGAGCCTCTCGATCCAGCGCATCGGCCCACGCTCGCCCGACTCTCTCCGGCATGGATAACGCCCGGGGAGACTGCGAGCATCATCTCCGAGATCGAGACCTCTCAAGCGGAGTGGGCAGACCACTACTCCTCCTACAACCTGCGGAAGTCGTGGTCAGCGATCAGCCTTCGAGGCTTCTCCGATGACCCCTCCTTCATCATCAAGCCTGCAGAGATGAGCCGTAAGTGGAAGGCGGAGAACCCGGAGATGCTCGCCGCCGAGGTCAGGGATACCGCCATGTTCCAGCGGTTCCCGACAGTGAGAGAAATCTGCCAGAGATCAGGGCTGCAGTTTCAGCGCATCCGCCTGATGAGGGTCAGGGCAGGCGATGGAGCCCTCTCTCGACACGCCGACATAATAGACAGAGAGGCAGGGCCGCTCCCCGGGCAGATCAGCAGACTGCACATACCCATCATCTCCGACCCCTGCTGCAGGTTCATGGCATGGAACCTCTCGGGGGAGATGATCTCCCATCATCTCGCTCCGGGCTCGCTCTGGTATCTCGACACTCGGAAGCCTCACGCAGTCACCAACGAGGGCTCTACCTCTGATCGCATCCACCTTGTGCTGGATGCCATCTCCGACCCCATCCTCCGCGAGGCCATCGCTAGAGCAGAGACATGAGGAGGCTGCTCATCCTCGACCTGTTCTCAGGAACAGGCTCCAGCACTCAGGCCTTCCACGACGCTGGGCATACTGTCGTTCGAGTTGAACTCAACCCCGAGTTTGAGGCGACCCTGCTCATGAGCGTTCTCGATCTCACAGCCGAGATGATCCTCAGCCGATGGGGCCGCCCCGACTTCATCTGGGCATCGCCTCCCTGCACAGCGTTCTCAGTCTCCTCCATCTCCCACCATTGGGATAACAGCAGCGGCTCGCCTCAGCCTCGCACCGAGGCCGCAATCCATAATCAGGAACTCGTGCGCCATACCGTCGCCCTCATCAGAGACCTCAGCCCCCCGGGCGGATGGCTGATTGAGAACCCCAGAGGGATGCTCCGCAAACTCCCACCCGTTCAAGGACTGCCTCGGCGCACCGTCACCTACTGCCAATACGGAGATACGAGGATGAAGCCAACAGACCTCTGGGGAGAGGTCATCGGCTGGGAACCTAAGCCGCCATGCAACAAAGGAGACCCCTGCCATGAGGCCGCTCCGCGAGGATCGAGAACGGGAACGCAGGGCATCGCATCAGCCAAAGACAAGGCGAGGGTTCCCTACGGCCTCGGGCTGGAACTGCTCCGGGCTCTGGAGCCCTCCGTTCGCTACCCTGAGAGCGCATGACTGATCGGTTTATCTCCTACGGTGGAGGAGTTCAAAGCACAGCCCTGATAGTCCTTGCAGTGCAAGGCCGAATCCCGAAGGTTGATGCAGCGTTGTTCTGCAACACAGGCGATGACTCTGAGCATCCTGCAACCCTTCGTTTCGTTAGAGAGGTTATGATGCCCTACGCCAGCAGTCACGGGCTGCCGATTCACGAGATTCAGCGAGTGACGAAAGGCAAGTCACAGACGCTATGGGATCGGATGATGAACCATGAGAGAGACAGTCTCTCGGAGCCAATCCCCGTGTATGGCTGGAAGGGTGCGCCAATGTCACGAGCGTGCACCGTAGATCACAAGATTCTGGTGTTGAAACGATGGATCAAGCAGAACTGTGTAACTCTGCCTGCACAAACCCTTGTTGGTATCTCGGTTGATGAGATAGAGCGAGCGAAACTCGGTGAGTCTGACTATGAGATTCGGACTTACCCTTTGTTGGATTTAGGAATGACTCGTGCCGACTGCGCCGCCGTCATCAGAGAGGCAGGTCTCCCCGTTCCTCCTAAGTCATCATGCTTCTTCTGCCCGTTCCACTCGTTGCTTACTTGGTCGGAACTAAGACGTGATGAACCCGAGTTGTTCGAGAAGGCAGCACAACTTGAGGATGTGCTGATTCAACGGCGACTAAACCGCAATCAACCACCTGTGCATTTGACCCGAAAGCAACTGCCGTTGCGTGAGGCAATCCCAATCGCTCAAGACTCTCTATTCCACTCCGATGAGATGGAAGGCCAATGTGATGGTGGAGTTTGTTTCGTATGAGTGACCTCAGGCTGAGCGTTCTCTGCCGCAACTGCGAGGCAATCATCCTGCACTCGCCCCGGCATCTCACGGGATGCCTCTGCGATCCTGATGCCCCGACATGGATCTACATCAGCCCAGAGGGCCAGATCAGAGGCGGCTCCCACGCAGACTACGAGAGACTGACCTAGCAGCCGCCGTGAGGATCCGCATCAACATCCGAGCGATGCAACAGAGGTTCCATCCCTGCACAGCAGACTTCATCGCCAACACTTGCCACGCCTCATGCTGCAGATCATCAACCGACCCCTCCGGCATCGCAGTAGTCGTGACCATCGAGGAAGCCCCGAGACTGCGAGCCCGAGGAGCCACCGTTGATCCCGAGACCCTCCGCCTCCAGCCCGTCAACAAACGTTGCCCCTTCCAGCATCCCGAGAGCCATCTCTGCGGCCTGCATGGCTCCCCCGACAAACCGAGAGGCTGCATCATCTCCCCGTTCACCATCAACCCCAACGGAACCCTCATAGTCAGGAACCGCTACCGACTCCTCCCCTGCTTCAAAGCCCCGGGCTCCCTCCCCGTTTATGAGGCGCACTATCCATCCCTCGTGCAGATGTTCGGCCCCTCCGAGGCAGAGACCATCCGGGCGGCCTGCGCCAACCCAGCCCTCCTCGACTCCTCCATCACGGCAGAGATGCCCGATGCTCTCGCATCAGCCCTCCTCTACAAGAACCGTGCCTCTCGATCATCCTGAGCATGGCGATCCTCCGAGCCTGCATAGAGTGCGGCAACCTCTCAGAGCAGACCCGATGCCGAGCCTGCTTCAGGCGCAGAGATCGAGAAAGGAAGCAGCGGCGCATCCACTACAAAGGCGACTACAAACGCAGGGCCGCAGAGATCAGAGCCAACGCCGAGGTCTGCTGGATCTGCCGCGAGGGATCGAGAGAAGATGATCCTTGGACTGCAGACCACATCATCCCCGGAGACCCCGAGAGCCCCCTGATCGCCGCCCACCGCTCCTGCAACAGCCGCAGAGGCGCGACCTCCCCTCGGGCCTGACCCCCAGCCCCCCCCCACGATTTTCTGCAGGCGCATGGCACGGAATCCCCCGGCCCATCTCTCTGTGCACCTCCGCAGATAAAGCAGGTTTATGATGGAGCCCCTGATGCGTGAGATCGAGGCGACCTATGGGCGGTAGAGGCTCCGGGCGCAGGCCGAAGCCAACTGAGCAGAAGCGGCGACTCGGGAACCCCGGAAAGCGAGCCCTGCCCTCGCAGGTCGCTGAGGTCATCGTTGGGGCTTTCGCCCCGGAGCCGATGGAGCCGCCTCGGACTCTGGGCCGATTCGGCAGGGCTCTGTGGGATCAGGTCTGGCAGGGAGGAGCCGCATGGCTGAAACGTTCCCTAGACACGGAGTTGGTGCTAATGGCCTGCGAGATGACCGATGAGCGCATCATCCTCCGGGCGGCTGTGCTGCAGAACCCCGAGGATTGGCGCAAACGGCGAGCCCTCCGCGACCTCGATAAGCAACTGCAGTCTCTCCTCGGGCAACTCGGCTTCTCTCCGACTGATCGAGGTACGCTAGGGATCGGTGAGATAAGGGAGCATGGCTTCAGCGAACTCCACAAGCGCATCGCCGCCAAGAGGCACGGCTCCGCATAGCAGGTGGGCTCCGACCTATTTCACGCCTCGCATCCATCGGCCCAGCGATGGCGATGAGATCATTGAGTTCGCCCGGGAGCATTTCACCGTTCTCAAAGGTTTCAAGGCTGGGCATCCTCTGGAGTTCACCGCATGGCAGAGATGGCTCCTCCGCTCTCTCTATGAGCGGCGACCCGATGGCAGGCTGCGCTACCGCAGGGCTCTAATCGGCCTGCCTCGCAAGCAGGGCAAGAGTCTCCTCGGCTCTGCCATCGCCGTTTATGGGATGGTGGCAGGCGAGCCGGGGGCCGAGATCTACGCCGTTGCTGGAGATCGCCAACAGGCAAGGATCATCTTCAACGAAGCCAAATCGCAGATTATGGCCTCCCCGATGCTGACCGCTGAAACGAAGGTGTATCGAGATGCCGTTGAGATGCCTCGCTTCGGCTCCGTGTTCAGGGTTCTCTCCTCCGAGTTCAGATCGCAGGCAGGCCTCAACCCGAGCCTCGTGCTGTTTGACGAACTATGGAATCAGCAGAGCCCGGATCTCTACGATCAGATGAGCCTCGGCTCGGGCGCGAGGCTGGAGCCGCTCATCATCTCCATCACTACCGCAGGCTTTGACCTCGACTCCGTTTGTGGGCAGCAGTATCAGTACGGCAAGCAGATCGCTTCCGGGGAGATCGCGGATGAGCAGTTCGGATTCTGGTGGTGGGAGGCTCCAGCAGAGTGCGCCATCACCAGCCGCAAAGCATGGAAGCAGGCCAACCCGAACATTGCTGAGGGGCTCCTCGATCCTGCAGACCTAGAGGCCGCAACGAAGCAGACTGCGGAACTCGCCTTCAGGAGATGGCGGCTGAATCAGTGGGTTCGCACTCAGGAGTCGTGGCTTCCTATCGGGGCGTGGGATGCCTGCCGCTCAGACCTCGCTCTCCGCCCGGATCTCCCCGTGTGGGTCGGGATAGACATGGCGTTGAAGCATGACTCCATCGCCGTAGTCGTAGCGCAGCCACAGGATGACCGCCTCGTAGTCAGAGCCCGAGTCTGGAACCCGAGCGAGCAGGGCGTGGATGTGGCAGAGGTCGAGCATCATCTCCGGGGGCTCGCCGCCTCCTATCAGGTGCAGGAGTTCGCCTACGACCCCTCGTTCTTTCAACGCTCAGCAGAAGCCCTCGCGGATGATGGCCTCCCTATGGTTGAGTTCCCACAGAGCGCACAGCGGATGGTGCCTGCCTGCGGCAACGCCTACGAACTCATCGTTGCCGGGAAGGTCGCCCACGATGGCAGCCCAACGCTCACCGATCATGTTCTCTCCGCAGCCCAGAGGATGACTGAGCAGGGCTGGAGACTGAGCAAGGGCAAGAGCAAGCGGAAGATAGATGCCTGCATCGCTCTCGTGTTAGCGTTAGATCGAGCAACGAAACGGCAGCGATCCGAGGCGGCCCCAACGGTTCTCAACATTTGGCGATGAACAGAACCCACCTAACAACAGCAGCAGAGATCCTCGGCGGAGGTCTCATCGTTCTCGGCATCGGCCTGTGGACTATCCCCGGAGCCCTTATCGCGGCAGGTATCCTTCTCATCCTCGCAGGAGGTCTCGCAGCATGAGTTTGTGGCGCAACAGAGAGAAGCGAGCCCTGCCCTATGATCTCGACCCCTATCAGATTACGGCTCGGCCCTACTACCCGAACTATTCAGGTGAGGTGGTCACCGAGTCATCGGCGTTCGCATCCTCGGCGTTCCTCTCCGCAGTCTCCATCATCGCAGACTCCATCGCGGCGATGCCTCTGGAGTTGTACCGCAAGCGAGGAGATCGCATTGAGGTTCTGCCAACGCCGAGCGTTCTGCAGAAGCCGAACGAACACCAAACAATGTTTGAGTTCATCCACCAGACCGTTCTCTCCCTGACCACGCATGGATGCGCCTACATCTTTGCGCCTCGCAAACCCGGGGAGATGCCCGTTGAGATGATCAACCTGCATCCTCAACGAATCAAGGATGTGTACTCGGATACCGATGGCTCGTTTGAGTATGAGATCAACAAGCAGAGATACTCGACCTCGCAGATCAAGGCGATCCATTGGATCATTCTTCCGGGCAGGCGCAGGGGCATCTCTCCGCTGGAGGCCAACCGCAACGCAATCGGTACGGCGATGGCGATGGATCGCTACCTCGCTCAGTTCTATGGCGAAGGAGCAACTCCATCCTCCGTGCTGGAGACCGATGGCTCTCTGACGCAGGAGCAGGCCGAACTCGTGCGCCGCAACTGGGAAGATTCGCACTACAAGCATCGCCGCCCAGCAGTCCTCACCTCCGGGCTGAAATGGAAACCGATAGTGACCTCCGCCGCCGATCTGCAAATGCTGGAGCATCGAGAGGCTCTCGTGCGCGACATAGCACGGGCCTACCGCATCCCTCTGCATCTCATCAACGGAACAGGCGGAGACTCTCAGACTTATCAGAATGTGGAATCTGCTGGTATCAACTTCGTGCGCTACACGCTCCTACCGTGGATGCGGAGGATCGAGGTCGCCATCTCCGACCTCCTGCCGATGCCGCAACAGGTAAAGTTCAATGCCGATGAGTTCGAGAGGGCAGACCTGCTCACCCGAGTCCGAGCGCAGCAGGCACAGATCATGTCTGGAACGCTGACTCCGAACGAGGCCAGAGATCAGGAGGATCGCGAGCCATACGAGGGCGGAGATCAGTTCGTTCTCGGCATTTCCGGCACGGCAGTCGCAGGAGTCGAAGGCGGAGCGTTGCCAACTATCGGATCAGATGCCCAGCCGCCTGCGAGATAGCGCATGAAGTCAGCAGCAGTCACCGTCGCCACTACCGCAGTTCTAGTAGTGTCTGCCGATGATAAGAACCGCACGGTCTATCTGCATAACTCAGGAGGCGGCAAGGTCTATCTCGGAGGCTCCACAGTCACCTCATCCATCGGGTTCCATCTCGGGAACGGAGAGGCTGTAGAACTGTTCATCCCGACACGAGAGACTCTCTACGGCATCTCTGCCTCTGGCTCCAACGAAGTCATCGTTCTCACCCCGGATGCTGACTGATGCCATACGGAATCTCAGATAACGCTCCGGGCTGCAGCGGATGGGCGGCAGTCAAGCAGGGAGATGATGGCAGTATTGATGTGATCGGATGCCACGACACGAAAGATGAGGCCATCGCCCAGATGGTCGCCGCCTCGATCTCCGAAGGCATGGAGCCGCTCGGGGAGGTCTCGGCTGCAGAGCCCAGCATCGAGGAGCGCGAACAGCCTGATCTCTCGGCCCCTGCCTTCATGCGAGACTCAGCCGAGAGAGGTCTCCGACTGCATGAGGAGGGCAAGTCTGGCTCCGGGCTGAAGCCTCAGACTGTCGAGGATGCCCGAAAGATGGCGGCTGGACAGGTCTCAGAGCAGAAGTGGCGCAAGATAGGGCCGTGGATTGCGAGGCACATCGTTGATCTGGCTGCCGTTGATGAGCCCAGAGAGGTCACGCCGGGGCTCGTTGCCATGCTTCTGTGGGGCGGAGGCTCCAGCAGATCGAGCGCAGAGAGAGCGCAGGCCTACGCCGAACGGATAGTGGAGAGGCTCGATGCCAGAGCGGTACACTCATCGGCTGAGATGAGCATCGCCGCGACTGAACCCCGAGCATCCATTGAGGATCTCTCCGTTGGCACCTTTGTGAAATGGGAGGCGGCTGGAGGCGAGGCCTACGGCAGGATCGAGCAGGTGCAGACCGATGGCTCAGTCTCCGCATCCCCGGGCGATTTCACGATGGAGGGCTCCGAGGATGAGCCTGCCTACCTAGTCAGAGTTTATGAAGCAGAGGTTGAAGCAGGAGAAATCATGTGGGAGGACACAGACACTCTCGTAGTCCACAGGGCTGAGACTCTGACGGTGACTGCCGAGCGCAGCATCCGGGCTCATCGCTGGGTATCTAAGAAGGTAGATGAGCGGCGCACCGTCGCCTACTCAACGATGGAGATCCGCCGCGAGGCTGGGAACCGACTCGTAGGCTACGCCGCAGTCTTTGACTCGCCCTCGGAGCCGATGCCGTTCATCGAGTATGTGCGCCGGGGAGCGTTCACCAAGACCCTCAACGATGGAGCCGATGTGAGACTCCTCGTAGATCACGAGGGAGTGCCTCTGGCCCGAACAAAGTCAGGAACCCTCAGACTCTCCGAGGATGAGCGAGGCCTGCTCGTGGAAGCCGAACTTGATCCTGCCAACCCTGACGCTCAGAGAGTTCTCTCTGCCATGAGCCGAGGAGACCTCTCGCAAATGTCGTTCGCCTTCCGCACGATCAAGGATTCGTGGAACCGTGAGATGAGCATCCGGGAACTGAAGGAGGTGCAACTGTTTGATGTTTCGGTAGTGACCTTCCCTGCCTATGAGGAGACCTCGGCAGAGTTGCGAACCGCTCAGACCTCTGGTACGCTCCCTAATGTCGCTATGGCACTCAGGCAAGCACAACTGAGGATTGCCAGAGTGAAACGGCAGCCGCAATAGAGCCGACCCGATCAGGGCCACTCGCAGAAGCACTCCGAGACAGTCAGAGACAACAGAAACGGAGCAACCGTGAAGCACTCAGCCACTCTCATCGAGAAGCGCAATGCGCTGATCACCGCAAGCGAGAACATCGTGAACGAGGCGCAAGCCGCAGGTCGCGACATTACCTCCGAGGAGGATGCCGCAGTTGCAGCCAACCTCGATCAGATTCGCTCGCTGGATGAGCAGATCGCTCGCTACAGCGAACTCGAAGAGCGTCAGGCGAAGGCTGCGGAGATCCGTGCCGAGGTCAAACTAGAGGAGACCGCCGTGACCACCATCAAGTCAGAACCACGCACCTACAGCCCGGAGAGCAGCAACTCGTTCCTCCGCGATGCGTTCGCAGCACAGTTCAACAACGACTACGCCGCCCGGGAGCGACTCGCTCGCCACATGAACGAGGAGCGTGTTGAGCGTCGTGATGTGACCTCAGCGAACTTCGCAGGGTTGGTCGTTCCGCAGTTCCTCACCGACCTCGCAGCACCGCTCGCACGAGCAGGTCGCCCCGTTGCAGATCGCGCTCGCAAGCACGCTCTCCCGGATGCAGGCCTGACGATCTCGATCTCGAAGGTCACCACAGGTTCCGCAGTTGCGGAGCAGACCGAAGGTGCAGCCGTTCAAGAAACGGACATGGATGACACCAAACTCGACCTGACGGTTAAGACCATCGCAGGTCAGCAGAATGTTTCGCGTCAGGCCATCGAGCGTGGCACGAATGTGGATTCGTTGGTCATCGCAGACCTCATCGCCGCATACCACACGAAACTCGATGAACTGCTCGTGGCAGAACTGTTCGCCTCGGCAGGTCAGACCGTGACCTACACCGATGCCTCCCCAACGGTGCCAGAGTTGTACCCGAAGTTGGCGGATGCTGTGCAGAAGGTTCAGACCACCTTCTTCGCAGGCCCCAACGCGATCATCATGCACCCACGCCGCCTCGCCTTCATCTTGGCTGCAGTGGATGGCCAGAACCGCCCACTCGCGGTTCCATCACCCGTCGCACTGAACCCTGTAGCAACAGGTGCGGGATCTCCGCAGTACGGCAACAGCGGCTACAGCATCCTCGGCCTCCCGGTCATCACGGATGCAAATGTCGCCACCAATAAGGGTGCTGGCACGAATCAAGACACAATCTATGTCGGCAACCTGCAGGAACTCCACCTGTGGGAGCAGGCTGGTGGCGACCCGATGCTCCTCCGATTCGAGCAGCCGAAGGTTGCTGAACTTGATGTGAACCTCGTGGTGTACGGATACTCGGCTTTCACGGCGAACCGCTACCCGAACGCTTGGGCGCAGATCAACGGCACCGGGCTTGTCACACCGACCTTCTAACTGAAGGTTCTCTGATCGCGGAGGCATCAGCCTCCTCTACGATGGAGGCATGATGAGCCACGCACGACAACAGGAGATCACTGCTCTGCTCGTTGAGCGGAGAGGCTACGAGGCCAGAGGTCTCCGAGATCGAGTCGCTGCGGTTGATGCCGCTCTTGCAGCCCTCGGGCATGAGATCGAGACCACCTCAATCTCCCCGGAGACTGAGCGAGCCATCGCTCCTCGCGCTCGGAAGCGCAGGAAGCCGTGACCATCACCAACGGATACGCAACCCTCGCAGAGGTCAAAGCCGTGCTGCGGCTGACCGACAACACCGATAATGCTCTGCTGGAGCAGGCCATCGAGGGCGCATCTCGCCGCATTGACGGGTACTGCAACAGGTTCTTCTATCAGACTCCCTCGACTGCGATCAAGCTCTACGCCAACTACTCCTACCATCTGACCGTGCAGGATCTCTCCTCCACAAGCATCACGCTGCAGACCGATGATAATGGGGATGGAACCTACGAGACCACATGGAGCCTGAATACGGACTACATCCTCGGCCCTACGAACGCCTCGCTGCAGTCTCGGCCCTACACGCTGATCCAAGCAACGGGAGGGAAATCGTTCCCTCTGTTCTCTCCCCCTGACCTCCCGGGCGTTCAGGTCACCGCAGTCTGGGGATGGCCCTCGGTTCCCGATGATGTGCGCGAGGCCTGCATCCTCCTCTCGATCCGAGGCTTCGCAAGATACAACGCAGCCCTCGGCGTAGTCGGCTTCGGAGACATGGCCCTACAGGTGCGCTCCGTTGATCCCGATGTGCGAGACCTCCTCCAGCCTTATCGCATCCTCGGGCTCGCCTGATGCCTGCTACGGTCTCGCAGGTCGCCTCCGGGCTGCAGGCTCGCCTCGCGACCATCTCAGGGCTCAGGGCCTACTCCTATCAGCCGGAGCAACTCAATCCCCCGTTTGCGTTCCCCGTTCTGCAGCAGGTCGAGTACCACAGGGCGATGGGAGGAGGCGATGTGCTGATGACTTGGGGCATCACGGCAGTCACAGGTCGCTGGGTTGATCGCACCGCCCACTCGCTGCTGGATGGATACCTCGCATACTCGGGAGCATCCTCGATCAGAGCAGCCATCGAGGCAGACCCGACTCTCGGAGGAGTCTGCAGCACCCTGATCCTCGCCTCGGCTGCGAACATTACCTCTCTCACGGTTGCGGATGCTGACTTCCTTCAGGTACAGTTCACGGTGACGGTTCACGGCTAGGAGACTCCACATGGCTCAGTACAAAGTGACTAGCGACCTGCTCTCAGGTCACAAGCACGGCGATCTGGTGACTGAGGAGGATCTCCCGGGCGCGAACATCGCGGCTCTCATCGAGGCAGGCCACCTCGGAGCCGTAGGCGTTCCCAAGAGCAAGGCCGACAAGGATAAGGAGTAATCGCTCATGGCACAAATCGTTCTCAAGGATGTGACTGTCTCAATCAACGCTGTGGATCTCTCCAGCAGAGCCACAAATGTTGTGATCAACTACGAGAAGGAGGCCGTGGAGGTCACAGCGTTCGGAGACAACAACCGCAAGTTCACCGATGGTCTCGGGAACATCTCAGCAACGGTGACTCTCAATCAGGACTTCGCTGCCTCAAATGTCGAGGCGACCATCTACCCTCTCGTTGGCACAACCACAACGGTTGTCTTCAAGCCGACCTCCTCGGCAGCCGGAGCGACCAACCCCTCCTACACCATCACGGGAACATACCTCGCATCTCACACCCCGATCAACGGCGGAGTCGGAGAACTCGGCACCACCGAACTGACCTTCCAAGGCGGATCTCTCGCAAAGGCAGTTGCGTAGTCTGAGATTCGGAGAGGAGCAGGGCCGATGAAGATTGCGCTGACGGTTGAGTTCATCAACGGCGACAAAGCCGATGTGGATGCGGCGTTCCCCGATTTCGTGGGGTTTGAGCGCACATGGAATCGGAGCGTGGCTCGCCTCGACTCCGACCTCCGGCTCACCGACCTCGCTTGGCTCGCTTGGTCTGCTCTGACTCGCACGAAGCAGACTGCGCTCCGCTTCGATCCCGATTGGATCAGCACCGTGGTCTCGTGCGCTCCGCGAGAGGCGGCTGATCCCGGCCCTTTGGCTCAGAGTCAGCCACCTACCTGATCGCGGCCCTCGCCTGCGAAACAGGAATAGCACCGCTCGATCTCCTCGACTCGGGCGATGAGATGATTAGAGAAATGTGGGCGTACCTACGCTGGAAAGCGGAGAGGATGCGCCGCTGATACCATCGGAGTAATCATGGCGGCAGTGACTCAGATTGACGGAATCAAGAGGGTGCTGCAAGAACTGTATTATCTGGATAGGTCGCTGCATAAGACCATCACGGGGAGGATGCGCACGGCGGCCCAGCCCATCGCAGACTATGTGGGTTCGCTGTTCCCCGAGTCGGATGCTCTGAGCGGCTGGGAGGCATCAGCCTCCGGGCAGAGAACCGCTGGAGGGTTCCCTAAATACTACGGCCCATCGGCCCGTAAGGGAGTCAAGGTCAGAACGGGCGGCAGAACGAATCGGCTCACGGGGATGGCCCCCATCGTGAAACTTGTGCAGACTGATCCTGCAGGAGCCATCTTCGACATTTCAGGCCGCACCTCCTCAGGGAAACATCCGAACTTCATCCCGAACCTGCGAGGGAAGCAGGGGGAGGCATCGAGAGCGATGTGGCCCGGAGTCTTTTCTAAGTTCCCAGCCATTGAGAGCGAGATCAGGGCCGCAGTCGCGGAGGCGGAGAAGGTCGTGAACGAGTCGCTCGCGGCAGGAGCCGAGTCTCGCACGGCGAAGCAGTCAGCGTTCGCATCCGCCCGGGGCCGCACATCGCTCGGCAGGTTCGGAGCGAGAGGGATCTGAGATGGCAGTAGTCGTTCCAATCATTTCTACCTTCGATGCGAAGGGAATAGATCGAGCCATCCGCGACTTCAAGCGGCTGGAAACGGGCTCCGACAAGGCGGCGTTCGGTCTCCTCAACGCCAACAAGGCGGCAGGATCTCTCGTTGCTGGGCTCGCCAAGATTTCAGCAGTCGCCATCGGGGCGGCTGCAGTCATCGGCAAGAACCTCGTGGATGCGGCCTCTGCGCTGGAGGAGTCACAGAGCAAGGTCAATGTCGTGTTCGGAGACTCCGCAGGCATCATCGAGGACTTCGCAGCCAAGAGCGCAGTCGCCGCAGGCATCTCCAAGCAGGCGGCTCTAGAGGCTGCAGGAACCTACGGCAACCTGTTCCAAGCGTTCGGAGTCGGGAGGGAGCAGGCCGCGAACATGAGCGTCACGCTCGTTCAGTTGGCCTCAGATCTCGCCTCGTTCAACAACACGAGTGTTGAGGATGCGATTCAAGCCCTGCGCTCGGGTCTCTCCGGGGAGACTGAGCCGCTCAAACGGTTCGGAGTCGCCCTCAACGATGTGCGCCTGAAGCAGGAGGCTCTAAATCTCGGGCTCTACAGCGGAAAGGGGAACCTCGATGTTGCGGCGAAATCTCAGGCGGCCTACGCCCTCATCCTGAAGGACACGGCCCTCGCTCAGGGAGACTTCGCTCGCACCTCGGATGGGGCGGCGAATCAGCAGCGCATCCTCGCAGCGCAGTTCCAGAACATCCGGGCAGAGATCGGCACGGCCCTGCTGCCCGTGTTCAAGGCGATGCTTTCGTTCATCAACGACTCGATCCTCCCCGTTCTCCAGCAGTTCGCAAACCTGCTCGGAGAGCGAGGAGCCGGAGCAGCGTTCAGATTCTTGGGGCAGTCGGTTCTCAACTTCACCTCAAATCTCGGGCCGATGGGAACCGCCATCCTGTTCATTGCCGGGGCTCTGGTGACTCTTCGCACCGCAGCAGTCGCCTACACCGTTGCGGCAAACGCAGCGAAACTCGCCAACCTCGCTCTGGGAGCCTCGTTCGCAGTCACCCCAATCGGGCTCATCGCAGCCGCCATCGCTGCAGTCATCTCGCTGATGGTCGTGCTGTATGTTCGGTTTGAGGGATTCCGTAAGGTCGCCAATGTTGCAATAAATGTCGTGATCAAGGCGTTCGAGTTGCTGCTCAACGCGATCATCGGCGTAATCAACTCGGTTATCCAATGGGCGAATGTGTTCAACAAAGTGTTCCGGGCGTTCGGAGTCAATGTCGGAGACCTCGCCTACATCAGTGAGGTATCGTTCGGCAGAATCGGAGATGCCGCCGAGAAGGCCGCAGGTCGGGCGAACGCAGCACTCAACTCCTTCGATGTTGCGGAGACTGCCAGATTCCATCGCCGCAGATTGCAGTATCAGGAGGAGCAGAAAGAGCAGCAGGAGACCTTCGGGGGAGGGGCCGCAAAGGTCAAGACTGCGGCGGAGATGCTGAAGGAATACACCTCAGCCCTCCGAGGCGTGACCTCGCAGCAGAAGGATCTCTCGAAGGCGAGTGCAGCAACAGCCGAGGCTCAGAGAGCCCTCGGGAACGCAACCGAGGGAGTCAGGGTCGCCCAAGCGCAGTTCAACCTCGTGACTCAGGGATACCCGAAGGAGTCTAAGAAAGCGCAGGAGGCGACTCGGGCTCTGGAGGATGCCAACAGGCGGCTCCGCGATAGCAACCTCTCACAGGCCGATGCTCTGCGGAGGGTCACGCAGGCAGAGCAGGCTCTCGCCGCCCTCCGGGCGATCAAGGCAGACCCGGAGGCAGTTGCGAAGGCCGAGAGGGATCTCTCCCGTTCTAAGTTCGATGTTGAGGAGGCTGCGTTCCGGGTCGCTGAGGCAGAGCAGGAACTCGCAGACCTCCGCAACAGCCCCGAGGCCTCAGCAGTCGAGATCCGCAGGGCTGAGATCGCGCTAGAGGAAGCGAAGTTCAGGGTTGCGGAGGCAACGCTCGGAGTCAGGGATGCAGAGGGAGCCCTTGCGGCTCAGCGCAACAAGGCGGCGACCCCGGAGGAGTTGGCTGAGGCGGAGAGGGATCTCGATGCAGCCAAGCGAGGAGTCGAGGATGCCATCAGGGATCAGAAGGATGCGACGATTGAGCAGGCGGCTGCTCAGGCCTATCTCAACGAGGTGCTGACCGGAGCGAAGGAGGGCTCCGATGCCTACAGGGAGGCTCTCGATGACCTCAACGAGGCCAAGAAGCGAGAGCAGGAGGCGATTGATGCCGTTGCTGAGGCGTTCGAGAGGGAGAGGGATGCGCTGCTCTCGCTGATCGAGGCTCAGAAGGAACTCAACACCCTGAAGCGGCAGACCCCCTCGGAGATCATCTCCCGGGCCGAGACTCGGATTGCCGCCCAGCAGGGGGCTGCTCTGCCCTCGCAGGTCGCCGCAGCCGCAGCCGCAGCCGCTCAGGCCGCAGCCGCAGCCGCAGCCGCTCCGGCGTTCTTTGGCAGCAGCCCGTTCATAGCCACCGCCTTCGCCTCCGGGGGCATCGTGACTCGCCCGACCATCGGCCTCGTAGGAGAGGCAGGCCCCGAGGCCATCATCCCTCTCCGCGATGCCGCAGGGATGGGCTCGATCAACATCACGGTAAATGCTGGGATGGGGGCAAACGGCCCAGAGATAGGAGATGCCATCGTTGAGGCCCTCCGCAAGTGGCAGTTCCGCAACGGAGCCCTAGTCGGAGCCGCCCAACCGCTGAAGGTCGCCTGATGGCCTCCAACCTGCCGTGGGGCGAGCAGATCGAGATCCTCGCGGAACTCGGCTTCATAGTCCGGGAGTTCACGCTCAACTCATCGGCCCTCAACGGAACCGATGTTCTGGATGGAACCCTAGAGGGTCTCGACATAGCACCGTATGTTCAGGAGGCCCGGATCTCTCGCGGCAGGCAGGATCAACTCGCCTCCTTCCCAGCAGGCTCCCTCTCCCTCAAACTGCTGAACAATGATCGCCGCTTCGATCCCCTGAATCAGGACTCGCCTTATTGGGATGCGGCTGCAGGTCGCTCAGGAGTCGTTCCTCGGCGCAAGGTCTCGATTTCAGCCGATGGCGAGCCGCTCTTTGTGGGCCGCATCACAGATGTAGATGTGCAGTATGACCCTGCCCCCTCCGGGCAGGATCGCTCAACGGCAGTTCTGACCTGCGCCGATGACTTCCAGATTCTCGCCAACACAGCAACAGAGGCGGCTGTGACCCCCTCGGCCCAACTCTCCGGGGCAAGAGTCTCCTACCTCCTCGACCTCCCAGAGGTCGCCTATCCAGCAACCCGAGACATAGACACAGGCGTTGCGAGCCTCGGCTCCTATCAGATTGCGGAGAACACCAACGCCCTGACCTATCTCCAGCGCATCGCGGAGGCCGAGCAGGGGCTCTGCTTCATTGCCCGGAACGGAGACCTGACCTTCCTAGACAGAGCAGCCACCACCTTCTCAAACCCCGTAGAGTCGTTCTCTGACTCTGGCATCGGTCTCCCCTACCAGACTCTCTCTATCCGCTACGGCTCAGAGATTCTGTTCAACAAGGTGGTCGTGACCCCGGAGGGCCTGACTCCGCAGACTGCGGATGATGCAGCCTCGCAGGCAGAGTTCGGCATCCAGACCCTCTCTCTCACGGACTCGCTGCTCGGCTCCGAGGCGCAAGCCTTGACGCTCGCAGAGGATCTCATCGGGCAGTTCGCTGAACCTGAGTACCGCTTCGATGCGATGAGCCTCATCCTCAACGATAAATCGGAGGCTGATCGGGTCGCCATCCTTGGGCTGGAGATTGGGGATCAGATTTCCATCACCCGAACCTTCGCCTCGGGCTCTCCCCTGCAGGTCTCGGACACCTACCAGATCCAGAGCATCTCCCATCAGATAACGCCCGGGGCTCACATCGTTGGCATCGGCCTCGCATGGATCTCCATCGTTTATCAGTTCATACTGAACGACCCCGAGTTCGGTATCCTCTCTGCAGACAACGCCCTCGCCTGAACGGTAGGATGCTGAGGTATGGCAGGCGCAGGAGCGAAACTATTCGTATCAGGAGATGTGCTGACTGCAGCGCAGGTAAACACCTACCTGATGGATCAATCCATAATGCGGTTCGCCACGACAACGGCGAGAGATGCTGCGTTCGGTGGAGCCGGGGAACCGACTCTCGCAGAAGGTATGTTCGCCTACATTGACGCAGACAACACGCTCTACTACTACTCGGGCTCCTCATGGGTAGCGTATGGGATCACCAACGACTCGGATCAACTCGTTCTCGGAGCGGCCCTGTTCGCATAAGGAGATCTCATGGCGACATACAGCAAGATTCATCTCAGCGGCTCGACTGATGGCAAACTGATAAAGGTTGCCGCGACTGCAACTCCCGGCACGACCATCCATACGGGGAGCAGCACCGCCACTACCTACGATGAGGTCTGGCTCTATGCCGTGAACTCGGATACGACTGATCGCAAACTCACCATTGAGTTCGGAGGAGTTTCCTCCCCGGATGATCTGATCGAGCAGACCATCACCGCAGAGAGCGGCCTGCTGCTGGTAGTTCCGGGCCTAGTCATCAAAGGGAACGCGACTGCGCTCCTCGTTCGTGCGTTCGCCGCTACTGCGAATGTCGTGCTGGTCGGCGGTTATGTGAACCGCATCACCGCATAAGGTTCGCTGTATGCGTTTCGGTGAGCGTTCACGCTCAGGCACATCAGTATCAGGGTGGACAAAGCCAACTGTAGTCAAAACCAAGTCGATTCTGATTGACTATCTGCTTGCGTCTGGTGGCGGTGGTGGTGCAGCAG